CAAGGAAACACATTATTCCGAAGATTTACAATAGGATTGTTGTAATGGCTCGTTCTGTTTATCTTAAACACCAGCGCAGTGATGATGTTGGTGACGCAACAATGTATCACGCTTCTTATATCACGCCGCCTAATTGGGCCGATGTGAACAATGAAGTCGCTACAATTGGATTACATGTGTTTTATCGTCAATGAAAATCATTCACGTCAATCAGAATGTGATTCGTCACAACAAGAAGCACAAAACCAAACTTCCTGCTGTTCGTGTTCAAGATGGGTCTGAGACCACCTACTGTCAGGAAGTATTTATTTACGGTCCTAGTCGAGTGGTATACAGACCAGATGAACCTTTAGCCTGTGGTGCAAAGGTCTGGATAGAAACCGAATCTACCATAGATACGGCATATGCTGTTCCGTATTGCACCATTAAAGAAGAAATGGAGAAGCTATGATTTTTGAAGAAAAATATGACTACTCGGATGTGATGCTTGTTCCTAGAATCTGCGGTGATAAATCACCGGAATCTAGATTTGATGTTAATTTACGTAATGATAATGCAATTCCGCTGATAGCAGCCAACATGAATGGTGTAGGCACTATGGAAATGGCGCTAGAATTAGCAAAATCTCATTGCTACACTGCACTTCATAAGCATTATCCGGTTGAAGACCTTATTGAGTTTTTTAATAAGAATTCAGCACAATCACGATATTTCATTTACTCAATGGGTATAAGTGATAGTGATCATGAAAAATATAAAGAATTTATTTTCCATATCGATACACATCCGATGATTTGTATTGATGTAGCTAATGGATACACTAATAAAGTTCGGCATTTTATTAGGAAAATTCGTGACATATATGGTCCTGTTATCATGGCAGGAAATGTAGTCACGATAGAAGGTGTGTCACGTCTAGCTGAAGCTGGTGCTGATATTATTAAAATAGGTATAGGCCCAGGCTCAGTTTGCACGACTAGAAAAATGACAGGCACTGGGTATCCTCAATTTAGTGCTGTATTGGAGTGTGCTGAGTTTGCTCATAGATATCTTAAAAACATTAAAATTGTAGCAGATGGTGGTATTACTTGTCCTGGTGATGCTGCAAAGGCATTTGCAGCTGGAGCCGATTACGTAATGATTGGTGGTGAGTTTGCCGGTCATGATGAAGGTGGTGGAACTCCATGTGGTGTATTGGGCGACACAAGTCCTATAATGAGTAACAATTCTTATTACACAACACACCGTAAATTTTATGGAATGGCGTCTAAGACCGCACAAGACATGTACAACGGTGGTGTGGCTGATTATAGAGCCAGTGAAGGTAAAGAGGTTCTGGTGCCTTATCGTGGTCCTATAGCTAACACTCTTAGCAATTATCTAGGTGGTTTGCGTAGCGCCTGTACTTATCAGGGTGTTAAAAATCTTTCTGATATTTCAATCAACGCTAAATTCATCAGAGTTTCTAGACAGCTTAATAATATTTTTGGGAATTAACATGCCGACACGCGACGAGAAAGATAAATTTTCTTTAATGATTGAAGAAGAAGCTAGAAAATTAAATGTCAGTCACATTGAAATGATTGTTGAATACTGTGAAAGGTCTGGGATGGAAATGGAAGTGGCTGGTAGCCTTTTGAATTCTGTTTTGAAAGGGAAGATTGAGCTAGAAGCCAGAGAATTACGCTATTTACCTAAACAATCGGTGCTGCCTATTTAAAATGCTTTATCTAACACCGTTCTATTTGTTTAGAACTTATCATGCAGTATTTCTTCATTATAATAGTTCCTATGATTATCAAAAAAATTTAGGGTACACTAAATGTACTGAAGAAAAATTTGAAGCAAGAAAAGATAAAAAAGACTGGTATGAATTAAGATATCAAGTTATTAATTTTAATAATAAGAGTTATGAATATTATTTGGCCTGGTTGTTTTATAAAAATTACAAATGGGTTACTGTTAAAAACATAATAGAAAATGAAGTTAGGTATAGACTCGAATGGATGAATTATAGTAAAAGAAGATTAGGTCTATTTAAAATAGACTTGATAAAGTTGTATCGTAATCATTCACCCACACATATCTTTCAATTATTAAATTTAGGTGATATTCATTATGCGACTATCTTGATATTAAACAGATATACGAATATAATTGATAGAATGAATAAAGAGTTGCAGGGTAATTTACTCTGGGATTCAAAGTTTAAGAAGTTAGTGAAATTCGAACCATTTTATAATGCACATGAGCCCTTTGAAGGTTTAATCTTTAAACAACATATACCGGAGACCTTATATGCCTCGTAACGGCTTTGATGAACCAGCAGAAATGACAAAATCTGCAATTGCAAAAGATGAAAAATTTAATGAATTCTATTCTGGTAGTCAAATGTGGGCTGTATCAGGTGGTGATTCATACTTTCCTTGTGCTAAAACTGAAAGTAAGCTGCCTCCTGCACAATATATTATTAATTACAGTGAAGCTAAAGGAATTTTCTTCACTCGAAAGGAAATCAATCTAGACAAGCTTTTAGTTCTTCCTGATTCTAAGGCCGAAAAGGTTTTGGCATCCATTGATCATTTCTGGTCATGTGAAGCTAAGTTTCGTGAACATGGGTTTCTTTGGAAGCGTGGTATTATGCTGTGGGGACCGCCAGGATGCTTGGCTGCTGACACACATATCGCATATTCGTCATATGGTCCGGACGGTAATAGAAGATCACATAAAGGTGCATCCATAGAACGTCTTTATCAGGTTTTTAATGGTTTGACTGGACCTGGAAAGGGTAGATATCAGAAAGCACCTGAAGATTCTATATTTTTTGTTTCATCTGTAGATGATGAAGGGCGAGTATTTAGAAACCGTATTTTAGATGTTGTTAAAAGCGGTCAAAAAGAATGTTTTGAAGTAATTACTGAATCTGGTAAAAAGATAGTTGCTACCGCTACACATAAATTTAATAACGGTGAAATTTATGTTGAACTTCAAAATCTTAAAGTTGGGGATTCCATATCTGTTCATGATGGAAAAGTGGTAAGAAAATACCCAAAAACAGAATCTAATTTTCAAAGAAAATATCTATATGTGAAGAATCATCCTATTGCTGGAACTAAAGTAGTTGATGGTAAATATACTTATAAAAGATTAGCCAGGGCACGAGCCGTGATGGAAGCCGTTATGAACGGTTTGTCATTCGATGACTATATTGAAAAATTGAATAGTGGTGATTTTACAGGTTTAATTTTCTTGGAAAGAACTGATAATGTTCATCATAAAGATGAGAATTTTACTAATGATGACATTTCTAATTTAGAAATAGTAGATCATGTTGAACATGCTACAATTCACGGTTGTACTTCTAACGCTTTAGCATATGAAATATACGAAGAAAAGATTATTTCTATTAAATATGTCGGAGTTAAAGAAACTTATGATTTAAGAATGGCCGCACCTTATAGCAATTTTATTGCGCAAAAGTTTGTAGTTCATAACTCAGGTAAGACTGTACTGTGTCAGCAACTATCAAGCCAAATTGTAAAAAATGGTGGAATCTCAGTATATTTGAGTGAACCTAAATTTACAGCCGAAGGATTGCGTGTGTTGCGCTTGATTGAGCCTAAGCGTCCTATTGTTGTTATGATTGAAGATATCGATGCCATTGTGGAACGTAATGGTGAGTCAAATCTTTTGGCTTTGTTGGACGGTGAATTACAGATCGACAACGTTGTATTTGTGGCGACGACAAATTACCCTGAAAAATTAGACAAGCGATTGGTAAATCGTCCAAGTCGTTTTGATGAAATTATTAAGATTGGAATGCCTAGTGATGCCGCACGAGAACAATATTTGAAACATAAGGTTCCTCGTTTGTATTCTTCACCAGAAGAACTTAAAGCTTGGGTCGCAGGAACTAAAGAATTTTCTATTGCGCATTTACGTGAATCGATCATTAGTGTTGAGTGTTTGGGTAATGATCTAAACAAAACATTGAAGCGTTTGATTCGAATGAATCAGATTAAAGTCTCATCTGAGGATAGTGGAAATAAAATTGGATTTACAGGTGGATTTGAAAATCTAGATGACTAAATAGATGTGCGTTAGAAATAACGCAGTAAAACAGGTACAACATACAAAACATATAAAGGAAATTAAAAATGACATCAGCATTACAAGCATTAAAGAAAAACTCCTCCCTTGAGAAGCTTACCAAGGCTCTCCAACAAACAACAAAGCAAAAGAACGACGAAAGATTTTGGCAACCGGCTGTCGATAAGGCTGGCAATGGATTTGCTATTATTCGTTTCTTACCAGCACCACTACAAGATGGTGAAGATGGATTGCCTTTTGTTCAGTTATTCACTCATGGATTTGAAGGCCCTGGTGGATGGTATATCGAAAACTCTTTGACCACATTGGGTGAAAAAGATCCAGTCAGCGAGTATAATTCAAAACTTTGGAAGACTGGTACAGAAGCAAACAAGAAAATTGCTCAACAGCAAAAGCGTCGTTTGGGTTATATCTCAAACATTCTTGTCATCAAAGATCCGGCTAATCCTGAAAATGAAGGCAAGGTTTTCTTGTATTCATACGGAAAGAAGATTTTTGAAAAGATTCGTAAGGCAATCAAGCCGACAGATGAAGAAATTCAGGCAGCAGCATTGGAAGGTGTTGACCTTAAGAAGGTTGATGTTTTCAATTTCTGGACAGGACACAATTTCACACTTCGTGTTCGTAAGGTAGACGGTTATCGTAATTATGATACTTCTAGCTTTGCTGGATTGGCTACACCAGAAACTCCTGTTGCGAAGGGTACTCCTATTGCATCGAATGATGATGAGATTGAAAAGGTTTGGAACAAGTGTTATTCTCTCAAGGAATTAGTATCACCAGACAAGTTTAAGTCTTATGCTGAATTGGAAGCTAAGATGAACAAGGTTCTTGGATTGGATGGTTCTAAGCCAACAGATAAGGGTACTGTCAAAAGTAAGCCTGTAGACGAATCATCTGAAGAAGGTTCACCTTTCGTAGATGAATCAGTTGAAGATGACAGTAAGATGCTTAATATGTTTCAAGATCTTGCTGATTAGTTTTCACACGAACTCTCGTAGCAGTTATGAAACCCACCTAAGACGTGGGTTTCTTTTTACATTCTATAAACACCACCATAGGTGCGAGGATGTTCAAAGATAGAGGCTAATAAACCACCGGCTGAAGGTTCGTCATTACGGACCTTCACGATAGCTCCACCATCGTTTCTAACAGGCACTGGCACACGTATAGGAGTCTGATTACCCTGTTGGACGATGATAGGTGCTGGTGCAGGCGTATTGTCTTCTGGTGGAACGTTATTCAAAGCATTAGAAGCTTCCATTGATCTAGCGGGCGGTGCGGTAGCATCTAACTTATTAATAGCGTCTTTAACATCAGAAACAGTAGTTGGAGCTAATTTAATTTTCTGTTTAATAGCAAGAGGCAAATCGTCGGCTTTAACAGTATTACCGTTGGCGTCTTTAAAGTTACCCATTCCTAGAGACGTGTAACCAGTACCTTTTAACTGGTCGTTTGTTCTAGCTAAAACTTGTGCGTTTGTGTTATATTTGTTATAAACATCGTTTTGCTTTTGTGCTTGGGCGTCTTGATCTGAAAATAGTTTACCAAGACCTTCACCAGTGTAACCCATCTTTTTAAGAAGATAAGTAGCACCTTCATAGGCTAAAATACCAGTTCCTATAACAAGACTGGCTTTACCTAGAGCACCTAAAAGTGAAGGCAAATTAGACAATAATGGACCTAATAACTTAGGAATTAAACCTTTTAATAGATTAGATATCCCCTGTGATATTAAATCAAAAATACCTTTTTTACCAATGGACTTAGCAATATCGTCTAGTTTCTTTTCCAATCTTTTTTGACGTATTTCTTGAGCCTTTTGCTCTTCACGCTTTCTTTTTTCTTCTTCTATTCTTTTTTGATCTTCATCGTCTTCAGCGGATTTAGGTGTAACCTTTGGTGCTACTGGTGTAGGAGTTACAGGTGTTGTAGTCTGCTGTGTCGGTGGATTTTTAAATAAAGTTAATTGTTCAGGCGCATTAGGGTCTACTGGCTCCATAGGAGTAACAGTAGGTTTTTCTTGTTTTTTAGAAGAATTAGTTTTTGTTCTAACGGCATTCTTAGCAGCTTTAAATGCAGCATCAGTAGCGGCAGCAGCGTTTTCAATATCAGAATCAGAAGGTCTTAATTCAGGTTCTTTTTTAGGTTCTACTATTTGTTCAGAAGATTCGGCTTTAGCTTCTTCTACAGCAGCCGGGACTTCTGCGCGAGGAATTTTGGCAGCAGGGTTTCCTTTAAGTTTAAGAGCATAAAGAATCTTGTCTTCGGTTTTAACAATATGATCGAGTTGTGCTAGAAGTTTTTTAATTTCACTTCTATCAAAGCCTAGAGATTTTAATGCATCAGCAGCTTCTGAGCGTGCTTGGTCTTTACTAATCTTAGGTGTTTCCGTTTTTACAGGAGCAGCCTTTTCAGCTTTTTGAGTAGCTAATTCTTGTTCAAGTGCCTTGAGTCTGCTACCATCAGAATCTTCGTTAAAAGTATTAATTTTTTCGAGTTTAGCTTTTTCATTTAATACTTGAATAGCACTACCGGAAACAGGAGTTTCTTTTGCCGGTTCAATGACATTAGTAGGTACTGTTCCTTTGAATTTAACTTTAGGTTTAGTTGGAACTTGTTGTGGTTCAGAAGAAGGTAATTTTGTTGCTATTTCATTGATAGCAGCGCCAGTAGGAGTAGCTGGTTCTGGTTTTTGCTCCGGAACCTTAGTAGGCTTCATTCTTACTTTAAATTTTTGACGACCTTGGGCTGGCATATCGACAGCAGCAGGAATTTTTAATTTCTTTTTGGGTTGTTCGGGGGTTTTTTCAGGTGCTTCTTCCATCGTTTTTTTGGAATAATTATAAAGCATCTTCTTGGCTCTATTTCTAGAACCCATTGAAGTTTCATTTAATCCTACAGCCCTTAATGCGGCTCGAATAGATTTTTCTTTCAATAAAGCAGACATTAACTCATCATCAGAAACTTTTTTAGTTCCTGGTTTTGGTTGTTCTGCTTTGGCTGCGGCTACGGCAATTGCTGGAGTTTTAACAGTATGTTTTTGACCGGCTTGAACTTTCTTAAGCCCAGCCATATCCATTTTTTCTTTTTGAGCAAAGGCATCCTGAACAGCCTTGTTAATAGTACTAGCTATATTTTCTGTTGTTACAGGGCTTTGTGGCTGTTTAGGTAGATTGAAAATGGTTTGTGCAGCCGATGTTGTCTCGGAACGAGTCTGACCTGGATCATTTTTATTTGATGGTGGTTTCTTTGATGCCATTACTATCTTCTAGGTCTATTAGCCTTAGCTTTACGCTCTTGTTGCCTAATTTTCTCTTTTTCATTATCTTCTGCTACTTGATTTACAATCATTCCTACATAAACGTCTCTTTCCCAAGGTATCATATCATCAAACATTCTAAAATCAACTTTTTGATGATAAAGAAGCCCAAAATTTAATTTAAATTGGGCTTGAAGAGAATCATGACCAAAAGCTACGAAAAAAAATCCTGAATACCCTCCAATGTAATAGTATGGTCATAACCACATTTTGTACATTTTTTGTTAACAATCAATTGATTTCTAGGAGTATTCAAAGCAAAATCTTTAATCAATTCATATTTATCCGTAGGTAGATTCAATACAAAATTAATTAATTCTTCCTGTTTAGCGTCTTTAGAATTAAAAACTTCATCTTTGGTGTAGATAGATTCAATGCAGTTAGCAACCACAGTAACTTCAATATCATCGGGTTCTAAAGTAGTCACTAATTGAGTCAAAGCAAAAGTAGGATATTTCATTTTGACACCCAAATCATCAGCTAAACGAATGTCTTTGGGTCTGTCTGTATTAATAACTGGAATTTTTAAAAACTCAACAGGAATATCAATAAGCATTTTACATTCTTTAAGAATAGTTTTTTCAGGATCTGTTGGGTCAACTATAGTAATTTCATTTTTACATTTAAAAAATTGATTACCAACTTCACCCATAGAACGGGCTCTTAAATTTAAGAATAAAATTTCCATGTCGACCATGGCCATGCTATCGGCATCAATAGGTTCTAAAACACAATTAGATATAATTTGTTTTAAAGCACTAACAATAGAAGTTAAATCCCCTGATTCAAGACCCATCCTCATAATTTTCTCTTCACGTACAGTAAAGGGTCTAAACTTGATTGGTTTTTCTTGAGATAGAATCTTGCACTCGTATGTCGGGTATTGTAAACTTGGAAGCATAATTATCACCTTTTATTAATATTAACCACCAGAAACTAGTTTTCTTAAATCTCCGGTAACTGATGAAGGAGCAGAAGCAACAGTGCTGATAATACCGCTGACTGCATTTGGAAGAATTTGTTGATTTGGGCTAGAAAATGTTGTTGCTTGATTGAAAGACATTTTAGATGTAGTCCATTTTCTAAACTGAAAATTAACTATAAGACGATGAATAGAATCATTATCCCAACTTTGATTCAAAGGAGACATAGAAACAGGCGTAGCATCAATTAAAGTTGCCTGATAAATTTGATTACCAGCCATATCGTATTGCTGAAGGTTAATATCTGTTTCATAGTTTCTGTTGTTATTAGCATCCATAGGATAGTTCACAAGACCGGTTTGAGCCGGAATCATATAATCCAACCATCCATCGAAGAATTTCTTTTCCCAGAAATCACCAGTACAAATAAATGTAAAGCTAGCTTGTCCATATTGGTTCATGTGAGGCACACGACGAATGAAAGCATGTGTCACGTAATCAACCATCTGGATATCTCTACCAGGAAGTTCTGATGTTTCACATTGAAGGCTTAAACCTAAGCCGATAGTTTTTGGTGAAAGGCCAATGTAATTAGCCACTGCTGCTGGTGGTATCAAATGAACGTCAAATTTATCCGTTCTCGCGGTTTCATTATGCTGACTTAAATTATGAATAAAATTTTGAATGCTGAAATTAGGATTAACTTGTGGCCCTGGTCCAGTTATAGAAATTCCAGGTAAGCCGGGTATATGAA